CGCTGAAACTTTGGGTTACGCAAATGCCAGTAAAGCAGTTAGAGACCACGTTGATGACGACGATAAAATAGTGGGGGTCCAAAACGTTACCCCATCAATTTCTGATTCGTTAGGTCGTTCTCAAACGCCAACACTTATCAACGAATCAGGTCTCTACTCACTAATCCTATCAAGCAAACAGCCTAACGCTAAAAAGTTCAAACGTTGGGTGACATCGGAGGTGCTACCAACAATTAGACAAACAGGTGGTTATCAATTAGCGCCTAAAGATCCCATGCAGGTTTTTGAACTCATGTTTCAATCATTAAAAATACAAGATTATCGACAAGAGCGTTTGGAACGAAAAATCAATTCAATTCAATACGCACAAACAATTAGTGGCGATCAAGAATTAGTATTACGACAAATTAGAAATGACAAAGCAGTTCAAATTCTTGGATATAAGGGTAATGCACGTTATCAAGCATTATCGAGAATGGTATTTGCTCGTATTTCAAAAGAGTTTAAAAGTAAATTTAGCATTCCACGATATAATGCGTTGCTCGCAAAAGATTTTGAGAAAGCAAAACGCTACCTTATGAAATGGGAACCAGATGACGCATTCGCATACCGAATCGCTTATCGGAAAGGAGTAAACCAGTGAAACAACCAAATGTAGAAATTATCACGCAGTTAGCAATTCACAACATCAAGCAAAAGGAGTTAGCTAAAAGGATCGGCGAGCGTGAAGATGAAACAAGCCGTGCAATCAATGGCGAAGAAGCACAACGCTTCGAACGAATCAGAAACAAAATCTTTGATTACTTCCAGATTAATTAATTTGAAAGGCGTACAGATATGGATAACAAAATAATTGATTTACATTCTGAATCTGTTTTGGAAAAACTTTCAACTTACTTTGAGAGTGGACCAGAACACGAGATTATTACAGGTCAGCAAGATTTAGCTGAATTTCTGACAGGTAAGAGACGTGCTGACATCAGTAAGTTTCTTGCGCTGGACGACTTCCCACAGATTAGAGATAACGTGGGCAATGTGATTGGTTGGAGTTGGCGTGAAATTAGGAAATGGGAATTTTCAAGAAACCGTTAGGAGGTATGTATGTGGTTTTTACAAACAATAGCTAGTGTCATTATCGGAGGAATGATTTTCATTACAGGTATGACCGTTGGTTACACTAAGCATGAACATGAAACGAGGAAACGCCTATGAAAGACGCATTAACTATGCTGGGCGGTGACATTCAACATGATCCAGATGGTTATCGAGTGGAGTTATATGATATTGGCGGTCGTGGCTATCACAAAGAGCGATTTAGCACAGAGCAAGCAGCGTTCGATGCAGTAAATGAGAATGCTGATGAATTGCTAGAAATTGCAAAGTATATTGTCACACAGCAATATGAGCAGGTATTTAATGATGAATAACACAGTGGGTAAGATTGTACGCATTCGTGGTGATTTAAAAAATATTGTTGATGAGATTCCGGCTAAAAATAAAACAGCTAAATATTACGGTAAAAATGCTTTGAGTTTGATTGACATAATGATTAGGAGGTTGTCTGATGAATAGATTGCGTGAACTTCGTAAAGAGCGCAACGTGACGCAACAAGAATTAGCAGATGAAATGTTGGTAACGCAACGAACATTGGCTAGGTACGAATCAGGAGAACGTGAACCACGATTGCCAATGGTATTCGATTTAGCTGATTATTTCAATGTCTCAATTGATTATCTGGTCGGAAGGAGTGACGTTAGATGAATAGACTCGCAGAATTAAGAAAAAAGCGTGGCGTTTCTTTAGGCAAAATGACTAACGAACTAACAAGACGTGGTTTTAAAATCACAAATTCCACCCTATCTAATTACGAAAATGAAAAACGTGAACCAAAACTCGAAACATGGGAACTACTAGCCGATTATTTCAACGTAACACCGCAATATCTAGTGGGGTGGGCTGATGAATGAATCATTAGAACGCGCCCGATATGATTTCATCAAAGCTCGTGATGATTTGAAATATTATCGCAGATTTGTTTATCCACACGATAAGCAGAAATTAAAAAATCTAACTGACTGGCGTAACACTACCAGAGTTAGATTGTATAGACTACAACAGGAGATGAGTTGATGAAATTTACGGAAGAGCAGTATCAGAAGATTGTTGAAATTCAAGAAGAGCATTTTCAAACAACAATTATTTCAGAAGGAAGGCTTATAAATGATGGTGGATTTTGGAATGTTGTTTCGGAAAAAATGCCACTACTTTCAGAATACGTTTCTAGCAACGATTTACATTTTGAATTAGCAGCTATCGCTAACCCACTAACTCGTGAATGGGCGCATGACAGGTTTGTTGAAGAAGAGAAGAAATACTACTGGAAACTCAAAGACAATGAGGAATTCAGTTTAGCTTATGTTGGTGTATCAATAAATATTAATTTGCGTAATAAAAGCAAATTAACAGAGTCAGAAATCAAAGCATGGGGTTACAACCCAGAAATGTTCGACAGTGAGAAAGTACAATGACTGAAACATACGAAGTAACACAAGAACAATATGACAAAATTATGGCGCTATCTGATAGTGAATATCCACTACTAACGCTTGCTAATCGTCACGATAAATATTCAGATTTCCTTGAATCAATCACGACAGAAGAAGAATTAGCATTAGCTCGCTATATGGGTGGGGATGAACGAGTTTTGTTTGTGGTTAAAGAACAAGCATATACATGGTCTGTATTCGGTAACGGTGTCCGTTATGCAATTACAAAATTTAATGAACCAAAAAACTCCCTATTAACAGGGAGCTACGGAATTGCAGATATGGCAAAATCATTTCCAGCAAAACTAACCAAATCAGAAGTGATTGATTTAGGCTTTGATCCAGATATGTTTACCAATAATTAGTTTCTAGCATGGTCTTGATATAAACGGATAGGTCAGAGCGTTGTTTATCGGTCAATGTATGATTTTTGAACGACAGTGCTACGGTGCTATCAGATATATCAACTGGTTTATCACTAGTAATAGCCATACGATTATCAGTTCTACCAAGTAAATAATCCACAGTTGTGTTAAACACAGTAGCAACTTTGCCTAGAGCTTCGCCAGACGGGTTAACTCTACGCCAGTTACCTATTGTTTGTGGGGCAAGTTTTGCACGACGTTCAACTTCTGCAATTGACAATCTATGTTCATTAGCAAGTTGACGTACACGGTTATAAGTTTCCATAAATTATTACCTCTGCACAAATTGTCTCACGTTTATTTACTCATTGTCAAGAACTTGATTTGTATGTATACACATGGAGGTGTGTTTTTTGAAATATGATTTGAGAGTAGATGGCAAAACATTTAAAACTTATGAAAATTTTGATGAAGCCATACGAATGGCTAACTTATTGAATGGTGTTTATGACACGATTCCAGAAGCAGGAAGGGCAGTAGTTGTAGGCGAATACAATGACAATCGAAGAATATAAAAGACAGTCAATTAAACGCGTCAATAAGCAAGCAGCAGTTTCAGGAGCGTTTACACATTGTTTTGATACACATGCGCAATCCGAACGGCAACGTACATCAGAACGTAAGCGCAGATTAAGGGCATTGGTCAGAAGTAACATTACTGAAATTGACGTGCTTGCACAGTATTTTATGATCAGCGTGAACACGATTAAAAAGATTGCCTATTCTGCTGGTTATCATATCAGCAATGGGCAAGTTGTGGAAAGTGTGATGAGATGAAATTAACCAGCGAAAAAGTTAATGAATTGCTAGGTGTTGATGAAGCGTTTAAAGTTCCTAACAAGTTAATGTCAATCATGATGAATCGTGAACAACGTGAGCAAACGTTTAAAGCATTTTTGGAAGTTGAGCGCGATACATCGTTTGATTGGTTTCACGAATATTTTGAAAGTGAACAGTCCGAGCGCAAGACTAAGAAGCAAGATTTCACGCCAAACAGCGTTTCTGACATTATGACGAAACTTGTTGGGAAAGCAGACACATATTTTGAATCAGCAGCTGGTACAGGTGGTATTGCTATTCGTCATTGGTGGCACGATTTGATTGACAACCACAATCCATTTTTCTATGAACCATCAGATGATTATATGGTATTAGAAGAAAAATCAGAACGTGCGTTACCTTTTCTATTATTCAATCTATCAATTCGAGGTATCAACGCAATCGTTATTCATGGTGATAGTTTAAGCCGTGAAGTCAACAATGTTTATTATCTACTGAATGATAAAAATGATTTCTTAGCATTTAGCACAGTAAATGTTATGCCGCAAAACAGGACGACAATGAAAGAGTTTAATGTTAGTCGGTATATTGATGAGCCAATAGATCACATTGAAGCAGACATCAATATGTGGCGTGACAATGTTGGTAATAAGTACGATTTTGCAGCTAAGTTTATTGAAAAGTATTCAAAATTAAAAGGAGTTAGTCATGAAGATAGTTAGCTTTGATTGGTTAGTAGATGCAAATAACAGGCAAGCGGGTATTTTAATCAAAGAATACCCAGGCGGTTATGAATTAAAAATGATTAGTGCAATGCACGCAGGACAAGTTGCAATATTTCTAAAAAACGGCATGAAAAATATTGAAGTCAAGGAATTGAAGTTTGTACTACCAGAGGTAAAAAAATGAAAATAGTTAGCTTACAGAGCGTGGGATTGGGAGCGATATTCAGTGATGGTAATAATGAACCATACACCATAACAGTTGGTGAAAATTTATATGACCGTCGTGGGTATTCGTTAGATGTCACGGTTACTAAAATAAATTATCAACAGGGTGACTTTGATGCGTATGGTTTTGAAATATACACCGTCCACACATCAGACGGACACATCAGAGTGTTGCCAGCAGACAAGTACATTGCAGAATGGAGCTAGGACACCGACCGTATCAGTCCAGATGACATCGGCAATGATATTCATGAGTTTTTACACGGAGGAGATAAGTAATGACTGAACCAGTAGCATATATCAGAAGAACATCGGGTGGTACGTATATAAGTCTAACGCCTATTAGTGATAAGTATGGTGATAAAACAGACAAGACATTACCACTTTACACAGCAGAACAGTTACACCATATGAAGTGGTTTGTGAGAAGTAAAGAACCAGAAACGGAAGACGGGGACGAGCATTATCTTTTTCTTAGTGGATCTAATTTAGATGATTTAGACTATTTGGAATTCGATTATGCTAAGGTATTTGGCACCAAAGAAGAGGCAGAGCTTTGGAAAAACCCACTAACAGAAGCGGTGCAGTTACCAGTGGAGGAAGAATGATTATGTGGATAAAAAAGCATATGTATCAGAACCTCATGAGGTGCATCAAACAAAACGAAATGGATATTGAAATTCTAAAGCAACGATTGCACAAGTTTAAAAAGCAATCAGAACTTGATGAACTTTTCAACGATATGGGATACAAGAAGTCGCAGATGTTCAAAGTGGATCTAATATTGCCAGCGTTTTACATTATGGGATATAACGAAAACGGTGCGGCTGAATTATATGGTGGCAGAGTGATGAATGGACACGACCTCTATAAGATTATTATAGAAAAAGATGTGACTATTGAAAGGTTGGTTATTGTTCCGGTTAAAATTTCGGAGGTCAGCAATGATTGAAATAGGACACAACTTACAGCATGAGATTGAGTCTGGCATGTTATTGTCAGCAATGGTCGCACCCAGAAACAATCAAGATAGTTGACGAATAGTTAAAGGAGCAAAGCGTGGCGGATAAATGAAAGTAATAGACAAACAAGTATACATCGTGGGTTATCGCAAGACAGATAATGACGAGTGGGAAACATCTGGTACAACTTATGGCAATCAGATTGACGCACAAGCGGTCATAAATAAATTGAGTAAAGAGACAACACAACAGTTGAAGCTGTTTAAATTTGGAAGGGCAATACCATTATGAACTACAAAGAACTAAGCAACAGCTATAAAACAACAGAACACTTTAAAGACCGTTTACGTGAGCGATTCAACGTGTTCAATAATCAACTACAATGGGCGCAAACATTTTTCAACTCACAACCACGGTTGGTTAATGAAATTGATAATGTTCAGAAGTGGAGCAATGGAAACATTGTTGTGGTAACAGATGTTAAAGACCACGCCTATGTCACAGCATACAGTATTTCAAACAATGTCATTTTAGATGCTGCAAGTTTTGCTAAATTTCAAAAGGTCGCTAATGATCTAATCGAAAAGAAAAAGAAAGCAACAGTCAAAGAAATTTCTGCAATCAAAAAGTCGCTGGTGACAAAACTATCTGATATTGATAACAGTTTGAAATTAGTGAGTGATACTAATTTATCTATTCAAAGTAAGTTAGATGAGTTGCATGGCTATGAAGAACGTATTGCGAGTTTTATGGAAATTGTGATTGTAGAAAACTAGGGTAGAAAGGGAGACATGGCGGATAGAGTTGATAGCATTTTGAGAGACTACTTCTCTGGTCGTCTCAAGTTGAAAATTGAACAGCGTGAAGAAACAATACGGTATGACAGTCAAGAAGTTGATGAGAATATCGGTGGCGGTCGTGCGCAGAACAAACATACACGTCCAATTGAAGATACTTACGTACGAGTTGATGAAGACAGATACCTTAACAGTCTCAAAAAGCAAAAGGAAGATGTCGAACGCTGGATAGCCACGTTTGAGCCAGACAAGCAGAAAGTAGTTGCGTATTATTATGCAAGCAAGTCTGTCACGTGGGTAAAGGTAGCACAGCAGTTCCATATATCCGAAAGTACAGCAAAGGCATGGCGTTCAGAGGTTAAACATATTCTCGGTGCTGTATTGTAGTCAGATGTATATTGCAAGCTGTTTTCTGACTTTTTATACAATAAAACGGTGCTATATTTGTAACATGAAATAATTTGAAACAGGGTTATTGCTAATCCATTAAAAGCAAATGTATGGTTAGTCATTAGTCGTTAAATATAAGCTGTACGATGACTAACCAAGACCGTTACACCGAGCGGTCGTAAATTACACACGCTTCGGAAAAAGCCACTGTGTATGTGAAAATACGATAGGTTGGAATATCTATCATTATGACAGGTGGCGGAATAGGTAGACGCTATAAACGGTCAGTCTTCGTATGTAGTTTGGGGTTATTGGGTTCGCTGACTTGAGCACCTAACCAAATATGTAAGGTGCAAATCCTTACCCTGTCAATACTCCTTTTAGGAGATAACAGTTATCACCATAGCCGCCAAAGTCTTTAAAGTGACTTCCATAGTGCGACTTTATACTAGTTAGGCGATTTCTGTGAGTGAATGTAAAGTAGGCTTACGTCTGGTTCGAGTCCAGAACATTCACATTGCGGTACGTCCGCACAACTTAATAGCAGTCGCTTGCCTGCGATTGCGTACATAGAGAGCTGCGGTATAATCCGTAAAAAGATAGAACCAGATTGATTAANTTTCAATAAAAACGACTGACGAGTTGGTTTGCATTTTGCGGCTTTGGCAAACAAACAACAGTATATAAATCTACTGGCTTCGGAGATGGTATCGATGGGGTTACTACATAGCAAACAATCGCATTAAGTTCTTTGACGGTTCTCAGGCGATTGCGTACATAAAAACTAAACAGGTCGAAATCGACCTGTTTTACATATGTGACATACGCGCACCTTAACGGGTGCTTTTTTATTGAAAAGAGAAACTATGAAAATAGATGGCGAGTATGGCCTTGTCGCTAGTGATGATGAATTAAACATCTACCGCAGGCTAGACAAGCAACAAAAATATAATAAGAAACACAAGAAGGCATCTAAACGCAAGTCGAATACAGACAAGCGCAAAGATGCCTTTTATGATGATAGGAAGTGGCGATAATGGGCTACACAAAATGGACTGATGAACATAAGAATAGAGTTATTGAGCTAGGACAGCAAGGTTTGTCATCTAGGAAGATAGCGCAACGATTGTTTGATGAATTTGGTGAAAACTTTAGTAGGCGAACAGTATCACAATATCTTAGCACAGGTTCAACCAATGGACGTGTCAGAACCACACCTAATCAACAAACCAATAATAAAGTCAAAGATGTGAAACGCGGCACTGAAATCGTCATCAATAAGGACGGTAGCACAACATCATCTACGACAATGCAAATGACTTCTGAACAGGCTAAAGACCCAGAGTTCGTATTAAGAGCGCATGGATTTAATCCTGATGATTGGGATATCGTATCAGCACGTAATAACTTCTGGCAACAGAACAGCCAAGAGAATGGTTTGATTGATTTGTACCAGTCTAAGATTACGGTTAAGCCAAAGTCAGATGATGAATTAACGCCGCAGGATATTGCTAATCTGTTCAAAGCAGACATTAAGCAATACACAGTCAATCAGGTTGCACGAGACACGCANAATTTGGTTGTACCGCTTCCTGATTTACATTTTGGTATAACTACCATGATTGATGTCAAATGTCACTTAGACAGGCTGTTAGAGCTTATCAATAAAGGTTACAAAACGATTGTGATTGAACAGTTGGGTGATCTATTCCATTCTAGTCAGATGTGGTCATCACAGACTTTAAAAGGCACGCTACTTGATGAGGTTAATATGGTACAAGCCGTTGAGGACGCTAAACAGTTCTTTGACGTCTTGGTCACTGCTGCGTTGCAAAATAGTATGACGCTTCACATCAAACAAATGGCAGGCAATCATTCAGGGAACATGGAGTACATGTTCATGGAGTATTTGAAAGCCAAGTACCCACAAGCAGTCATTAAGAACAACATTGGGTATTATGTTGGCTCATGGTGACTTAGCACCTAAGAACTTGCCTATGCTATTTGCAAATGAGTTTGGTGGTGTCTGGTCGCTATCCCACAGTCGTGAAATCCATAAAGGTCACTTCCATAACGAGAAGACAGTTGACAACGGTGGTGTGATTAGCCGACAACTTGGAACAGTTAAGCCCAATGATAAGTATGAGATTATGAACGGTTGGACGTTATCCAAAAAAGAGCTATATGCCCTTGAATATATTAATGTTATTAGCCATTTTGTTGTTTTTAGTTTCATTTTTGATGATGAATTGTGCAAGCAAAATTGTAAGACATTGATGAAAGAAATAAACTGATAGATAACTTGCTTGATAAAAGATTCAAACTTTTAAATGAGAAAGAAAAAATATTAAACGATTCGGAGAAACATAAATGAGTGATATACCATGGGGATTAGTATTATCCATCATTGGAATAGCTTTGAGTTGTTTAAAAATCGGATATGATATCGGAAAAGACTCCAAGCAATAAAACGAATTAAGCGCATAAGCGCTTTTTATTTTGCAGTGAATTTGAAAGGAGGTGACACAATGACATGAAATTAACGCCAAAGCAGAAGAAGTTTGCTGATGAGTATATCAAGACTGGAAACGCAACGCAGTCAGCGATTGAAGCTGGTTATAGTAAGAAGACGGCGCAGGTTATAGGTGCTGAAAACCTATCAAAACCTATGGTTAAAGCATACATAGAAGAGCGCATGGCTGAAATAGCGTCAAAACGCGTTATGAGCTACACAGAAGCCGTTGAACTGCTTACTAGTATAGCTAGAGGTGAAGAGAAAGAAACGGTCGTTGTGGCAACTCCTGTGAGTGTTGAGAAAGTCGAGAAAGAAGCAGATTTAAAGACAAGAATTAGTGCCTTAAAAGAGATACTTAAACGTTATCCAAACAATGACAAACTCATTGAGCAACAGATACGCAAGTTGAGCGCTCAAGCTGATGTGGCACAGATACAAGCTAAGCGCATGGCGGACGGTGAACAAAATAGCAGTGTCAATGTGAATATCGTGTTACCAGAGCAGGAGGACAACAATGGCGAATGATTTAGTGATTGATGTTCCTGAAATGGTTGATAAGGCTTATTACAAGCTGTACACATCAAAGCAGCAATACATTGCATTGAAAGGCGCGCGTGCTAGTGGTAAGTCAGTAGCCACCGCATTCAAGGTTGTGATTGATATATTGCGCTATCCGTATGTTAATTGGTTAGTTGTAAGACAATTCCAGAATACACAGAAAGATAGTACGTTTGCCATCATTAAGTGGGCTGTTCACTACATGGGACTAGATGATTACTTCAAATTCACCGTTAGCCCGCTTGAAATAACTTACAAGCCGACACAACAAAAGGTGTTCTTTCGTTCAATGGACGACCCTTTGAAAATCACATCAATTACAACAACGGTTGGAAAGATATGCCGTAGTTGGTGGGAAGAAGCCTATGAGTTAAAAAGTGATGATTCATTCCAGACTGTGATTGAATCTATGCGTGGCGAGTTGCCTATCGGTGGCTTTTATCAGCACGTCATTACATTTAACCCGTGGAGTGACAGACATTGGTTAAAGCGTGAGTTCTTTGATGTTGATACAAGACGCAACAATACACTAGCGTTTACAACCACATATAAGAATAATCACCACCTGAACGATGATTTTATCGAAGCTATGAAAGAAATGGTTGTGCGCAACCCTAATCGTGCCAAAGTTGCTGTGTTTGGCGACTGGGGTATATCAGAGGGGCTTGTGTTTGACGGTTTGTTTGAACAAAGAGACTTCAGCATGGAAGAGATTGCTAAACTGCCTAAGTCAATAGGATTAGACTTTGGATTTAAACACGATCCAACCGCTGGTGAGTTCATGGCGATAGACCAAACAAACAGAGTTGTTTATGTCTATGATGAGTTCTATCAACAAGGAATGCTCACACGCGCAGAACAGCGTCTAACAACTGAATTAGCTAGTGTTTACGGTGTACCCAATCTACGTACGGCTGGTAAGGGTAAAGACAGTGTGATTCAAGGCGTGCAGTACATGCAGAGCTATCACTATGTTATACACCCAAGAGTTAAAGGAAGATAAGCTGGGCAACTGGTTAAACAAGCCTAAAGATGAAAATAACCACGCCTGCTTGACTGGTAATACATTGGTTGAGACTACTAACGGTAGCAAGCCAATCAGTGAGCTAGTAGGAAAATCTGGTAATGTTTATAGTCTTGATACTGAAACTGGAAATGTAGTAGTTGATGAGTTTAGCAATGTATGTAAGACAAGAAAACATGCGCCAGTGTTTGAAGTCGAGCTGGAAGACGGAAGAACAGTCAAAGCTACATCAGACCATAAGTTTCTGACCAAAAATGGTTGGAAAGAGTTAGCTGATTTGACAGAAGATGATGAGATTATCTCAATTTAGTTCACTAAGATACTCTATGCATGGTATAATGTATGCAAGGAGATGATCTTATGAAATCTGTTATTGTTGATGGCTATCGTTTTGTAAAGGATAAACAAAGCGGATATTGGCAGTGCAACCAGTTTATCGCAAAAGAAATAAAGCCGAAACGATTGCACCGCTATATGTGGGAAAAGTACCACGGTACAATAAAGCCAGGTTATGACGTCCATCACATTGATAAAAACAAAGACAACAATGATATTTCCAATCTGGTCTGTCTTTCTTCGCATGACCACCAGCACTTGCATGGTGTCGAAAATGTTAAAAACAATCATGAGTGGTTCGCTGAGTTCCACCAGCTCGGGATTGAATCAGCTCCGAAATGGCACGCTTCTGCCGAAGGACACGAGTGGCACATGAAGCATTACGAGATGATGAAAGACAAGCTATATTCCAAAAAGGAATTTGTCTGTGAACAATGTGGGAAAACATTTTCAGCACAAGATAACGGTCACAACCGTTTCTGCTCCAACGCTTGCAAGTCAAAATGGCGTAGAAATAACCACATTGATGATGTAGAAAGGACGTGTGTAATTTGTGGCAATAAATTCAGCGCAAACAAATATTCAAAAAAAGAAACCTGCTCACGTAGTTGCGCCTCGAAGCTCTCGTTTGCCAAAAGGCGTGAAAATAAAGTCAATTAAATTTTCCGGCTATGAAGACGTTTATGACATGTATGTAAGAAACCACCATAACTTTGCTGTTAATGGTGGTTTTATTGTACATAATTGTGATGCCTTGAGATATGCAATGGAACAATACATGTTCGTTGCAAATAATCACTACATGAGCTATCAAGAACGTGCGCAAGCCGTCAAGAATTTAGGACTATAAAGGAGTTACAATGCAAAAGATTTTTAGTGATAATCAAAAAGCTAATTTAATCTATCAAGACAGCTTGGATAATCTGACGCCACAACGTGTTATGCAGTTTGTCAAACATCATAATCAGTATCAGAGACCACGACTTGAAAGGTTAGACGAGTATTACAAAGGGTTGAATGTTGGTATTTTAGAACACGAGAGCCGCCGTGTTGATGAAGACAAGGCAGACCACAGAGCCGTACACTCATTTGGTAAATACATTGCTGACTTTCAAACGTCATTCAGCGTTGGTAATGCCATTTCTGTTCAACATGACGATGACACGAGACTTGATACAGTTGAAGACATCAACAACTTTGATGAGATTAACAGTGATCTATTCTTAGATATGACACGTTTTGGACGTGCCTATGAGTATGTGTACCGAGGACATGATGACATTGAACATAGCGTAGCATTAAGCCCACTAGAAACGTTTATCATCTACTCACTAGATGTTGAGCCGCAACCAATTATGGCGGTGCGCTATCACTTGATTGATACCATTGATGATGATGTTATCTCGAACGAGTATCGTGTTGAGACGTGGACTTCAGCAGAATACACAAGCTACCAACCAACCTCAATTAATGGCACACCTGTACAAGATGAAACAAGTGAACTGTACGTGTTCCCAATGATTGAGTACAAGAACAATAAGTTTAGAATTGGTGATTTTGAGAACGTTATTCCGCTGATTGATTTATATGATGCAGCACAATCAGACACAGCCAACTACATGACTGATTTAAATGACGCTATGCTTGTCATCAAGGGTGATATTGATACATTGTTGCAAGGTTCAAGCATGATGAGTGGTATTGACCCAACAGATGAGAGTGCAGCAATGCAGTTAGCTAAAGACAAAATGGAAATGTTGAAGTCCATGAAGTCGGCTAACATGTTGCTGTTAAAGTCTGGCGTATCAATGACAGGTCAACAGACGAACGTTGACGCAGGCTATATCCACAAAGAATATGATGTGACTGGTACAGAAGCATACAAGGATAGGCTGGCGCATGATATTCATAAGTTCTCACATACACCTGATTTAACAGATGAAAACTTTGCAGGTAACGCTAGTGGTGTTGCTATGAAGTATAAGGTGTTAGGAACGATTGAATTAGCAAGTACCAAACGCAAGGCTTTTGAAGTCGGTTTGTATCAACGCTATAACATCATCAAAGCATTAGAAAATCTGTCAGCAAGTGGTATGAGCGTAGATCCAAACGAGATTAGATTTGTGTTTACAGATAACATGCCGGTTGATGACGTTGCAACCATTGCACAAGTGGTTAGTGCAGGCGCCAGAGTGCCACAAGAGTATCTGTATCAGTTTCTACCGAACGTGACTGACCCTAGTGAAATTACCGATTTGTTAGCGCAAGAGCAGGCTACACAGGTACAACAAGCTAGAGATAGTTATGGTGTGCAAGTAGATTCAGAAAAGGCAGATGACGCAAATGGCACAGAGACCGAAACAAACTAATAAATATTGGGAAAAGCGTCTCAAACAAGAGCAAGCGTACATGAATAAGGCTACGAATACTGATGATATTGTCAGACGGTATGATTTAGTTATTGATGACATTACACGCAAGATTGAATCCGAATATGCAAGACTTGAATTACGTGGCTTTGAACGTAATATTGTTGAAACAGCCGACATCGAAGCTTATGAACGTGAAGCAAAAGAGTTGGTGGCATACGCTAACAAATTGCGTGACAAGTTAGGCAGAAACGCTGCTAAAACAGACTTTACAGCCGAAATGAACAGACGAATGAAAATCTATAACGCTACAATGCGTATCAATAGACTGGAATATCTCAAATCACAGGTTGCACTATCACTGGTTAAGGCTGGTGTTGATACTGATGTTGACCTACAACAAGAATTATCAGACAAGTATGTCGCCGAAAAGGCACGTCAGGCTGGTATTCTAGCTTCAACAGTCGTACCAATGTCACACACTAAGCTATTTAAGATAGTGGCTGCACAAGTTGATGGTGCTAACTTTAGTCAAAGGATATGGCAGAACACAGACAGTTTAAAAGCTGAATTAGACGTGTTACTGACTAACAATATCATTCAAGGACAGAACTCTAATGTGATTGCAAGACGTTTGCGAAGTTTGTTAAACGGTCAATACAAAGATAACGCTAGGTATATCACCGAACGACTAGCACGAACAGAGTTTACACGAGTGATAGGACAAGCACAGAAAGACAGCTACCGTGAAAATGATATTGAGTATGTCAAGTGGATGGCTGAATCTGGTGCGTGTCGCTATTGTGTCGCTGCTTCAGAGGGTGGTTTACGAGGTGAAGGTATCTATAAAATAGATCATGAACCAAATTACCCTTTCCATCCCAATTGCCGCTGCAGTTTAGCAGCTTATTATGAATAACTTGAACACTGACGAAAGTTGGTGTTTTTATTTTGTCCTAAGCATGACATTAAAAGGCTGTTAAATAGCGTGTATGGGTTGTTAGCGTGTCGTGTGTGGGTTTAATCGTGCATGGGGCAATATAAGCGCTAATCAACGTGTATGGACTAATACAAAGGAGAAATTATCATGACAGAACCAGAACCAAAAGAGCCACTTGAACCAAAACAACCGGAACCAGAAGAGACTAAGACATTAACGCAGAGTGAACTTGACAGTTTGATGGATAAGCACACTGCAAAAGTCTTGGAAAAACAAAAGGCTGACTTTGAAAAACAGTTGGCTGAAGCAATTCAACAAGGCAAGACAGAGGGTGAGAAGTTGGCTACAATGTCCGCTAAAGAAAAGGCGGAAGAAGAGGCAAAGCAACGCCTTGCAGAACTTGAAGCACGTGAAAAAGAATTAAACCAGCGTGAATTAACTGTCAACGTATCAAGCCTGTTGAAAGAGCGTGAATTGCCTACTGATTTAGCTGAATCGTTGGTTAAGCTTGGCAATGCTGATGAAATCTCAACCGTTGTTGACAGCTTACAACAAGCAATTCAACAAGGTATCAACGATGGTGTTAAAGACCGTCTACGTCAAGACCCACCAAAGAATGACGCAACAAAAATCAATGGTGATATTGGCAAGGTGGAATTTAACGCTATGACCGCAGCAGAACGTGTTGCTTTTGCGAAGAGCAACCCAGAACAATTTAAACAGATTACAGGAGAATAAATAAATGTCTACATTAACAAAAATAGCAGATTTGGTAAATCCAGAAGTATTGGCACCAATCGTGTCATACGAATTTAAGAACGCAATGCGATTCACACCGTTGGCAAGTGTTGACTCAACACTGCAAGGACGTTCAGGTGACACATTGAAGTTCCCAGCATTCACTTACATTGGTGACGCAAAAGACGTTGCAGAAGGTGAAGCAATTCCATTGGATAAGCTTGGTACAACGACTACGAGCGTTAAGATCAAGAAAGCTGCCAAAGGTACAGAAATTACAGATGAAGCAGTATTGTCTGGATATGGTGACCCTGTTGGCGAATCTACAAAACAATTAGGCTTGGCAATCGCTAACAAGGTTGATAATGACATCTTGGCTGCTGCATTGACAGCTTCACAAACAGTTAAGTTTTTTGCAACATCAGACGGTGTTCAATTAGCGTTGACACTATTTGCAAAAAATAGCGATCAAGACGATTCACCTGTTGTAGCTTTGTTTAACCCAGCAGATGCAGCAGCATTGCGCAAGGCAGCACGTGCAGAGGGTACAGGTTCAGACGTTTCACAAAATGCTTTGGTAAATGGCACTAAGTTTGCAGTGCTTGGCGTGCAAATCATCGAATCTAACAAGGTTACAGCAGGACAAGCTATCTACATTAAGGTAAACCCAAGTGTTCCAGCTTTGAAATTGGTTTTGAAGCGCGCGGCAGAAGTGGAAAACCAACGCAACGCCATCAACAAGACTACTGTGTTGACTGCCGATGAACATTACACAGCTTACTTGTACGACCCAACAAAGGTTGTTGTAGCAAAAGGCTGAGGCTAATGGTATTACATTAAGTCAAAAGACAGCAACAATTAAAGTTGGTGCAAATAAGCAAGGGGCGGCTATTAAGGAGGTGATGATTTGGAACTTAGCGATTTAAAAACTATGCTACAAATCAAAGATAATAAGCGTGATGATATTCTCAATCTTATTATCAAAAACACAACGCAAGCATTGTCATTTAAATTAGGTTTAAAGGATAGTGTCCCTATCCCTGATGTCTTAGACTATATCGCACTTGAAGTGTCTGTAAAGCGCTACAATCGGCTTGCTAACGAGGGTATGAGTTCATATACCCAAGAGGGACAAAGCATTACATTTAGCGCAAATGATTTCGATGAATTTGCAAACGATATTGATGCTTGGAAAGATGAAAACGGCGTGAAAGATAACAATTCAGGTCGTTTTTTGTTTTTGTAGGTGGTGGCATGAGATTTCCAGACAATATTCAGTTTTATTCAAACGTTAAAGAACACTATGACCCAAAGGTTGGTGATTATGTAGGCGGTCCTGAATTAGTTGGTGAGGCAATAGCTAATGTTACTGAAACAGGCACAGAAACCAGCGTACAAGACTTCGGCGACATCACCACCAAGAACCTTGTTATACGGCTTGTAAATGACGTTGACTATAAATGGGCGTACCTCACTGTAAACGGCTTAGCACAGAAGTATAAGCCTATTACAACGAGGAAACCATTGAAGAATAACACGCTGATTGTAGGTGAGATGAATGAGTAAAGAACCGAAACAAGTAAACTATCATTTTAATGGTTTGAAAGAACTACAAAAGGCGTTAGTTGAAAGAGCAGACTTGACGGAAGTTTCAAAAGTCGTTAAAAAGCATACAACCAGAGCGCAACAATCGGCAATGGAAAAAGCGCCAACAACTTATACAAAGGTTTACAAGACCGGTAAATTGAAGGGCAAAAAAATATCAACTGGCGAAACCAAGAAAAGCATTGGCGTTCAATTTAAAAACGGTGGTTTGACTGGAATTGTGGGTATGGGTAAGGATTATAATCCTTACACTGAAAAGGGTACTCGTTTCATGGCGGCTGAACCGTTGCTTGATCCAGTATTCCGAAAAGAGAAGACGGTATTTAAGTCAGATTTGGAGAAGTTGCTCAAATGATTAGTCCACAAAAAATACTGTTCGATACTTACTACGACTTGTTACAGAGTGACGGCTACAATGTCTATGATTATTTACCACTTGAAGATGAACCGGTTGATTATCCAATTGTGGTGATTGGTAACACACAACAAACCAGTGCAACAACTAAGTATTCACGCAATGACCATGTGTTCTTAACAATCGACGTATGGGGCAGTAAGAAACAACGCAAAAAAGTTAGTGAAATAGCTGATTACATTTACAATCTGGCGATTGGATATATTAAAACAGACAGCTACACGTTTTATGGGCAAGCAAACCAGCAAAGCATGCAGATGTCTATTGATACATCAGTGCCAAATACAACGTATCAGCGCGCTAACATACAACTAGAATTTACAGTAGATTAAAGGAGATTATTTAATGACATTATCAACATTAAAAGGTGTCAACGCAGTAGCGTTCGCACGCAAATTGAGTGACGCTGCAAAAAAACCAGCCGACCTTATCCCATGGCAAACATCATTGTCATTTGACCCATCACGAGACAGTGACTCAACTGTGACAAAAGATGGCAACGTTAATACACAAGCAAGTGTTACAACAGACCTTGAAATCGAGTTTATTAACAACACATCAGCGATTGCTGACGCATTCTATGACAGTTTGCTAGATGGCGACAAGATGGAATTTTGGATCGTACACAAAGACCGCAAGAGTGCAGATGGCAAGTATTTCTCATGGTATGTACAAGCAGATGTATCAGAAGACAGCAACGACAACGATGCTGATGATAACTCAACTCGTGATGTTACGTTCTCTGTTGACGGCACACCAAAGCGTGGCTGGACTACACTAACATCCCAACAGGCAAGTGACGTTGACTATGTATTCCGCGGCTTGGATAAAGTTGCAGGTTCCGGTATTAGAGAAACCAATGGCGGTAAAGCTTGGGCTAAAGAGACTGACGGTGGCGTGAATGGCGTTGCGCAAGTTACGTCAACTGCAGTGTAGCAGCCGTAGGACATTGATTAAATAACACAAGGACAGAGACGATTGAAGTGAGACGATAAAAGGAGAAATCATGCAAGTTAAAATCAACAATAAAGAAGTAGAATTGAAGTTCGGTGTGAAGTTTGTTCGTGAATTGGATAAGGTGGCAGGTCTGGACGTGAACGGTGCTTCATTTGGTATGGGACTTACAAAGTCTATCCCGGCGCTTAACACAGCAGACCCAGCCGTATTGGCAGATGTTATTTATTCAGCTGCTTCAACCAACAAAGCATTCCGTCCATCACAAGATGATGTCGATAACTTTATTGATGACTATGATGGCGACCTTGAAAAGCTGTTTGATGATGTAACTAAAGAAATGTCAGCAGCCAATGCAATTAAGGTGGCTTTAAAAAACGCACAAGCCTAGATGATGAGGACATAGGAGAATACAAAACTAGTGAGCAAACATATCATGAAATTGTATTGAACAGTCTTACTCGTCTAGGCTTTTCTGTGTATCAAATGTATGAAATTGAGACTATGACGTTGCCTGATTATCAATTAGCTATGGAAGCATACGCTATTAAACAGGCTTTGAGACGTGAAGATATAGCTTTACACGCTTGGTATAACCAGACTGTGCAAGCTACAAAAGGGAGCGATAAGCACCCTAAGCCACGTTATCAAAAGTTTAGTGATTTCTACAATACAGCAGAACAAGAAGATGAAATACGTGCAAGTTTTGAGAGTAATTACACTTCCGAATTGACACGCAAACGAGAAGAAGAGGCGCTTATTCAACAGCGTTTCGCAAAGCTTCAAGAGTTAAAACAAAAGAGGAAAGGAGGACAATAAATGGAAAGTTATTCAGTACAAGCTGTGTTATCTGCGGTTGATAAGAATTTGAGTTCAACATTTGGTGATGCAGCACAGGCTGCGTCTGGTTTTGAAAGCAAATCCACACAATCGTTGGCAAATGTTGGTAAATTCATGGCTGTTGCTGGCGCAGGGGTTACCGCAATTGGAATAAAGAGCGTCAAGAGCTTTGGAGACTTCCAATCTTCCTTGAACAAAGCGGCTGTTATTGCAGGTGGTACATCGAAAGACATTCAAGGATTAGCTGATGTAGCCAACCATATGGGAGCTGTATTGCCTTTGAGCGCTAAAGACGCAGCAGATGCAATGGTTGCAATGGCTCGTGATGGTGCTTCGATTAGCACAATTAAGAAAGAGTTTCCGGCTATTGCAGAAGCCGCCACGGCCGCTGGTGCCGATTTACAAACGACAGCAAGCGTTGTACAGCAGTCTATGAACATTTGGGGCGATTCGCTGAAAAGCCCTCAAAGAGCAGCTGCCATTTTGACACAAACTGCTAACTTGTCAAATGCTTCGATTGAAGACATGCAACAGGCGTTGGCTACTATTGGCGGTACTGCTTCAAACGCTGGTATTGACATGGCAACAACGTCAACGGCTATTGGATTGCTTACTAACAAAGGATTTAGTGCGGCACAGGCGTCACAAGACCTTAACCACGCTTTGTTGCTTATGCAAGCACCATCTAAGATGGGTAAGGCTGTCATGGAAGATTTGGGCGTTTCGATGACTGACGCACAAGGAAACATGAAACCTCTACCAACTATTTTGAATGAATTATCTGATTCAATGTCAAATATGACTTCATCAGAAAAAGCTGCTGCACTTAAAACAATGTTTGGAACATCTGGAATGGCTGCTATTTTGCCATTGATGAAGTCTGTTAAAGACACAACAGGAAACGCCACAACAAGTTGGAGTGCATTTACAGACCAGATGAATAAAGCGTCATCAAGCACGCAAACAGCAACAAAGTTTTTGCAACAACAGGCCAGTGAAATGCAAAAAAACCTAGGTTCTAAGATAGAACAGGTTGGTGGTAACTGGGAATCTTTGAGTAATAAAGCTGCGGCTGGCAGCGCTGGGGTTACCGGTGGTTTTCTAGATATGACAAATGGTGCATTAGATTGGGCCGCTAACAGTAAAAGTCCATTTGCTGACTTTACACGACAAATGGTAGGTTTAGCACCTGTTATAGGACCTGCTACAACAGCTACTGGCGCATTCTTAACTAGTGCTGGGAGAATTGGTAGCGTTATTAAAGGGAGCGGTAAGGCTATATTAGGTGTCGGTAAATCGATTGTTAGTTATGTAGCAAAGCTTATGGGAATAGCAACCGGAAACACAACCGTAGCAGCGACAAGCGCTCCAGCTGCCGCAGGAACCAAAGCGGTTGGTAAAGGTGCACAAGCTAGTGCAAAAAGTATGTTAGCGCTTGGCACAGCTATTTTAGAAATGGGAGCAGGAATTGCATTAGCTACCGGAGGAATTGCTTTATTAGTCCTGTCTATCACTAAGTTAGCTAAAACCGGAATGTCTGGTATTGCTGCACTAACTGCCGTAACCGTCGCCGTGTCTGCATTAGTTGCTGTATTTGCTATAGCCGGTCCAGCATTGACTGCTGGAGCTGTTGGTATAGGTGTGTTTGGAGCAGCGGTATTAGGCATAGGAGTTGGTATTGGAGCTGCTACAACTGGAATTTCTTTGATGATTGACGCTTTTGTTGAACTGACATCAGTGTCCGGTAAAATTGTTCCAACATTTAAGCAGATTGGACTAGGAATAGTAGTCATGGTTAAAACTGTTTTAACTAATATTCCGATTATGGCTGCTATGTTTGCTACTGGTATGCTTGCTATTGTTGGATCAGTTACTAATGCCATACCGAAAGTTTTGACAATGTTTCTGCAGATGATAACCGGTGTATTGGCAGCTTTAACGACTAATATTCCAATTATTGTTTCACAATTTACAGATATGATTTTATCTGTATTTTCTGCAATTAGCGATAACGCTCCAAGAATAGTAGCTGGATTTGCTGCAATGCTCGGGCAGTTAGGAGAATCAATAATTGAAATAACGCCTTATGTATTTCAGTTAGCAGGAGCATTAATGGCCGGAATGATTGCGGTCGTTGCTTCGTTTTCAAAAAAATTCCAAGCAATCGGAGGTGTTGTTCTTAAGTCTTTGATAGCCGGAATTACCGGAAAAAAGTATGACGCTATGGCTGCGGCGACTGATATTCTTAATTCATCTGGGAAAAGTGCATCTCAAGCCGGAATGGCTGCATTTAATAATGCTGGTGGTCAATCTGCAGTTAGTGCACTGAATGCAATAAGCAGACAAAAAGGTGGGGCTAACAGTGCTGGAGCAAGTTTGGGTCGGTCTGCTGCTGATGGTATTTGTTCTCAATCTGGTAACGCAAGTAGCGCTGGTAGTTCTGTTGCTAATGCAACCAAGAGCGGAGTGCAGGGAATCAGTCTTTGGAACGCCGGTTCTTCAATTATTAGTAGTTTTTTGAGCGGATTGATGTCCGGCTGGGGCCCTGTGACAAGTTTCGTTGGAAGTATTGCTGGCTGGATTGCAAGACATAAGGGGCCTATTCAATACGACCGTAAGTTACTTATACCAGCTGGTAACGCAATCATGACTGGTTTGAACGCTGGACTGGTTGATAACTTCAAGACAGTACAGAAAAACGTCAGTGGCATGGCTGGAAGTATTTTAGACGCTGCAACAAGCGTTGGTAATTTAGCAACAAATGCCATTGGCGACCCAATTAACGCTTTGAACAATAATATTGGTGGTTCGTACTCAAGCGTGATGACATTAGATCATACAAGTAAGACACAACCAGCTAATATCACAATCGGATTTGATAAACATGGTTACACTGCTTATGTTGATGACATTAACAATCAACAAGGCAAAACGGCGCTATTAAAAAGAAATAATAGTGTTCAACTATAACAGAAAGGAGGACACACATTGAGCTTATATGAATTTACAGACCTGACTGTTGGGACTTCGTCAGTTTCATTGCCAAGTGAATCTATCACGTTCAACGGTCATAAATTGGATAGTGAGTTAGTGGGCTATCAAACTCTCAACGTTGAGGGGCGGTCAAGCTTCACAAGGTCATTATCCACGGCTACTGGTTTGGCAGACGGCGACTTATTTTTATCATCACGGATAGAATCAAACAAAATTAGTGTGAAGTACATGGTTTCAGCTAAAACAAATAGCGGTTTCAATACCTTAAACGATACCTTAAACAAGTATCTACAAGGCAATGAAGTCGCTTTTAATTTTGCAGATGAACCTAATTACACAAGATATGGCACTGTAACTGCTAACAACTTGGATAATGCAGGTCAATTATCAACGACCGGTGTGTTTGAGATAACAATGTCAGATCCATACAAGTACGGCGCTACAAAGAGTGCGTCTGGTACAACGTCTATAACCGTTTCTGACACGTCTTTAAGCTTTGCACAAGGCTTTGACACTATTGTCTTAACCAATAGCTCAGACGTCTCTAAAATCGTTCTGACGGTTGATAGTTACACGTTGACATTAGTTGGCTCATTTAAAGCAGCTAATGTATACACAATCGACTACACAAAAAAGACGGTCACAGAATTTACACCAAGTACTAATGTTAAAAAGTCAGTTAATGCAACAATCGACATCAACAACAGCAATATTTTTGAAGCCAAGATTAAAAATGGCACGAAAATTGCTAGTACACAGGCAAGTTCAATTGTGTTGTCTTATCGGGTGAAAGCACTATGATTTATATTTTTGATAAAAAACAAGCAATTATAAAGGTGCTGACTAATGATGATTTCACGGCAGCACATCTAAACTTTAAAATTAACACGGCAACAACGTTTGAGTTCTCGCTACCTGCAAGCAAGGCGTTGCCAAGCGGTTCAAAGTATGTGGCGACACCGCACCCATTAAACGACAGCAAGTTTATTATGTTGCGTTTGACCGAACGTGTTGATAACACCGAAACAATCGACTATTCAGCCTATGAGTTGGCTTATCAAGAGCTGGCTACTGATGGTTATATTGAAGATAAGCGACCACGAAATCAGAGTGCATTAAATCTGATGAAAATTGCACTCGATGGTTCAAATTGGGAGCTTAACAACGTCAACGTTTCTGGCACAGCGACAACTAATTTCTATTACATTGACCGATTAAGCGCAATCAGCAAAGTTGTAGACCTGTTAGGCGGTGAGATTGTATTTTATATTGAGATACAAGGAAACGCCATCAGCGGTCGTTATATGGACTACCTAGCACGTCAGGGAGCAGATACATCAAAGGTATTTGCAAGTGGTTCAAACCTACTGACGGTTGAACGTCAAAGCGATACATCAAACATCTACACCGCTATCTTGCCACGCGGTAAGGGTAAAGAAATTGACAACGGAGACGCTGATACTCCAGACGGTTATGGTCGCAGAATTAACATTGCTGATGTTGAATGGAAGAGGTCAGCTGGTAAATCATTAGATAAGCCAAAAGGCTCAATCGTTCTATCAGACCCAGACGCTACGGCTGAATGGGGACAGATTAACGGTAATGCTAGGTTATTACTAAAAACGTATGATGATGTTGATGATGTCAATGTTTTAATCAATTCGGCATACAAAACTTTGCAATCGGTTAATCACCCACAAATTCAGTATTCGGCTACGGTTGCTGATGTTGGTGGGCTATCACTTGGCGACACAGTCTTAATCATGCACGGTGATAGAGATTTGAGCTATAAGACACGCGTGTTTGAGGTTAAGTATGACCTGTTATCACCAGACCAAACAGAGTTGTCGCTTGGTGATGATTTAAGTTCAAACAGCATCACTTCACAGATTAACAACTTGAATGCTGTTGCAGATACTACTAGTAGTCAAACGCAGTGGACGATTAACCAGATTGGTAGACCTAGCACAACGTTTGGTAACACAGAGCCTGCTAATCCCAAGGTTGGAGATGTATTTTTCAAAGAGTTGCCAGATGGTGGTACTGAAATATACCGTTGGAATGGTAATATATGGGAGTTACTCGCTTCACCGACCACCGCTGATGATATAGATAAAGCTGTTACCGACGCAGTCTCACAAGCCAAATCGCACATTGATGAAGTGAAGCAAGGTCTGTCAAGTGATATTGCAACAGCAAAGTCACAGGCAGCTTCACTAGCTAATGCAGCAGAGGCAAGCGCTAAGAGTGAAGCAGTATCTCAATTCAATCAAGCACAGAGAATCTTGTCTGATGCTAAAAAAGACTTAACAGACGGCATTGCTAAGGAAGCGTCAGAACGTAATGAAGCGGTAGCTCATGCTAATTCACAAGCACAAACTTATGCTAATCAAGCTAAGGCTGACGCACTAAACACAATAGCTAAAGAGGTCACGGACAGACAGAATGCAGTTAGTGCATTAGACACTAAAGCTCAAGGTTACGTTAATACAGCTAAAAGTGATATTAGTGACACGATTAACGCACTTAGTGTTGGAGGTAGAAACCTACTATTAAACTCAAAACTTTTATCATGGGTTGTAGGTAACAATGCAGCTACAACGTCAGCCGAAGTTTCCTATGATAGTACCACTAATATGTGGCATATAACATCACCAAAAGGCGGCTCCGACAACGCCGGTATATATTTTTTCCAACCCGACAACGTCAGTAATATAATTACAAAAGGCCAACAATGGGCATTTAGTATTGATATTAAAGGAACTGGTGTTTATTCACAATTTGGTGTTGAATGGTCAGAACCATTTAATAGGCCGTCTGGAAATGTTCCTACAGACTGGACTAGAGTTTCTTCAACAGGAACAGCTTCTGGTACAAATGCAATTATTATCTACTTCAATTCTAAAGATGTTGCTTTAGATGTATACATTAAATTACCTAAGTTGGAAAAAGGTACCATACCTACTGATTGGACGCCTGCTCCTGAAGATGTTGTGCTAGACTACACAACTAAAGATAACAAAATTAAAGAAACCATCACACAGTATCAGGAAAATATCAATGGCCATGTTTCTAAATTACAAACAACCGCACAAACCGCAGTTGATGGTCTGAAAACAAAGATATCACAGACAGATTTTAACCAAAAGACTGGTGAATTATCATCAAAAATAAATGAAGCTAAAGATACTGTTGATAAGTCTTTACGCACCATTGCTGACATAAAAACAGATAATGAAAAACAAGACACTAGAATGTCTGAAATAGAACACACTGCAGAGGGGGTTAAATCTACTGTTAGTGACCTTAGCACCGCACAAGAGAAACAGTCTGGGAACATTAGTACACTAAAACAGAGAGCCGATGGTTTTGAGGCTACCGTTACTAAGGTTGATAATCTTGCTGTCGGTGGTAGAAACCTATTGCTAGGAACTAGTGATTGGACGGATAACACTAGATGGAATCAACGAGGTACAGTAACCAAAGATGTGTACAGGGGAATGGTTATTGCTTCGACAGGTGGTGCATGGTCTAGCCCAGTCTATATG